CCAGATTTAACAGCAGTTCGTTCATTCATCGTAACTTCAGGTTCGGCTATCACTGAAGCAATGAATGTACCAGCATTTACTAAATTCAATGCATCAACTGGTAAAATTGAATTCGTTGTATCTGCTTCAGCAGGTTTAAATGGTACTACTGCTTATACTGTTAAGTATAGCAAACAACCAACTGATATCACTCGTGGTGACTTCGAAGATAACTTAGGTGCAGCTGGTAACGGATATAACACTGATATCGACATTCCAGAAATCAACTTGGAAATGCAATCAGAGCCAATCGTTGCTAAGACTCGTAAGTTAAAGGCTGTATGGACTCCAGAGTTCGCACAAGACCTTAACGCTTACCACTCAATTGATGCAGAAGCTGAATTAACTTCAATGTTGTCTGAGTATGTTTCTATGGAAATCGACTTAGAGATCTTGGATATGTTGATTGCAGCAGCTCCTACAACTGAGTATTGGTCAGCTGTTAACAACGAACAATGGAACGGTACAGGCTTTACTCAAACTTCAGCTACAACTGGTGGTTTCTATAATACACAAGGTGGTTGGTTCCAAACTTTAGGTACTAAACTTCAAAAAGTATCTAACGCTATTCACCAAAAAACATTACGCGGTGGTGCTAACTTCTTAGTAACATCTCCTGCAGTTGCAACTATCCTTGAGTCTATCCCAGGATTTGCTGCTGACACTGATGGTACTAAAATGGAATTTGCAGCAGGTGTACAAAAAATTGGTGCAATCAATAACCGTTACACTGTATACAAAAACCCATACATGAAAGAGAATGTAATCCTTATGGGATTCCGTGGAGCACAGTTCCTTGAAACAGGTGCTGTATTTAGCCCATACATTCCACTTATCATGACTCCATTAGTATACGATCCGGTGAACTTCACTCCACGTAAAGGTGTCATGACACGTTACGCGAAGAAAGTAGTTCGTCCAGAATTCTACGGAAAAGTATACGTACGTGGTCTTAACACTCTTTAATAGTTAATTTGATTTAATCATTTAACGAATTAATTAGTTAAGGTAAATAAGAGAGGGTGGCTTCGGTCACCCTTTCTTACTGTATGAATATTTATATTAAAAGATTATGGCAGTACCACACAATAAGTATTCAATGCAAGCAATTATACGTTATGATGGACGTTTAGTTGATGTACTAGATCGTATACGAGCGATTGAATTAGTATTAATGGTTCATATAGAACAAGACTTAGGACCAGATAGAGAATTAGTTACTATCAAAATAATGACTTCATATCCACCTAGAAAAACATATTTAGCAATTCGCCAAGCTTGTTTAGGAAAAATAGAAACACTAAAGGATATGACACTTCAAGAATCTACACTTACAAAATTGTTTTAATTTAAATCAAGGTTATCATGGCTACACAGAATCGGGAGAAAACTCCGCCGAAGAATGACATTAAGTTTTCGATTACATTATCAGAAGAACAAAAACACGCAAAAGCAAAGATTATAGAAACTCCTTTTAATTTTATATTAGGAAAAGCCGGCTCTGGAAAAACATTGTTAGCAGTTCAAATTGCGTTGGATATGTTTTTCAAAAGACAAATCAATAAAATTATCATAACACGTCCTACGGTATCAAATGAAGATAATGGATTTCTTCCAGGTTCATTAGAAGAAAAAATGGAACCATGGTTAGTTCCTTTACGTAGCAATATGCGTAAAGTATATAATAAACCAGAAATTCTAGAAAAAATGGAAAAAGAAGAAAACATTGAATTAGTTTCTTTAGCACACTTCCGAGGTAGAACTTTTGATCATGCAATTTGTATTGTAGATGAATTTCAAAATTTAACAAAACAACAATTACAAATGGTATTATCTCGTTTAGGAAAAGATAGTATTATGATCTTAACAGGAGATAGATACCAAATAGATTTAAAATTTAGTAACGATTCAGCAGTTCACGAAGTTCCTAAATTAACCAAGTCAAAATATGTAAATGAAATCATATTGCTTGACAATCATCGTCATGAAGCTTTAGATGAAATTTTAAAACTGCTAAATGAAAGATATTGATATTTATATTTAAAAGGGAAACATCATGGATTACAGTCAAAATAAACCAATATGGCCAGGCTCATCTTCATTTACAGTTGGTTCTACACCATTTGGTTTCTTCGATACTGATCCGGTTTTTCAAAGCCATGCAGATAAATTTGCTAAAGCGGCAGCACAACATTTAGGTTATCCCATAATGGATGTTGAAATGCAAGCAATAAATTTTTATACTGCATTTGAAGCAGCAGCAATTGAATATTCAAATCAAGTTAATCAAGTTAATATTGCTAATAATTTAATTAACACATTAGGAGTAAATACCGCATCTGCATTTTTAGCCGGCTCTAGTTTATCTGGGGCATTAGTAGGCAATTCATTTGGATATGTTACTAAATTATCAAAAGCATATGGAAATGAATCAGATAGCGGTGGTACTTTACGTTGGCATTCTGCATCAATTGATATAGTTCCTGGTCAACAAACATATAGTTTGCGAGCAGCAGTTTCTGAATCTTTAGGTATTCAAATTACAACTAGTTCAATTGAAGTTAAACGAGTACTTCATAATGCACCGCCAGCAATTGTAAGATACTTTGACCCATTTGTAGGAACGGGTTTAGGATCACAACAATTACTAGATGCATTCGATTTTGGTGGGTTCTCTCCATCAGTATCATTCATGATGATGCCAATCAATGCTGACTTGATGCGTTTACAAGCAATTGAGTTTAATGATCAAGTACGTAAATCTAGTTATTCATTTGAAATACATGGGGATGATATTAAGATATGGCCAGTACCAGTCTCAGGTACGGGTTCGTCGTCTGCAACACCATTCTTTACTAAAGTTTACTTTGATTTTATATTTGATACTGAAAAAACAAATGACGCACTTTTATTTGGTAATACAGCACTTTTAAACAATGTTGTAAGTGACGCATCAAATATACCATATACATATCAAACCTACGGGAAAATTAATGATATGGGGCGTGCGTGGATAATTAAATATGGTATTGCACTTGCAAAAGAAATGTTAGGATTAATTCGCAATAAATATAGTAGCGTTCCTATTCCTAACGGAGAAGTAACACTTAATGGTTCTGATTTAGTTTCTCAAGGACAATCAGAAAAAGAAACATTAATAACTCAATTGCGAGAATTTTTAGATAAAATGACAAAAGAACAAATGATGACTCGTCAAAATGCAGAAGCAACTCAGATGCATGAAATGTTATCCAAAGTTCCATTAAAAATTTATGTTGGATAAGGAGATAAGATATGGCACTTTTTGGCGGGATACGAGATGCAAGATTTATAGCCGCAGTTAATTCAGAATTAATTAATGCGATTATAGACACTGAAATTGAATTCTATAAATTAATTGTAGAAAAAAGTGCATCTAATTTGTATGGCGAATCAGAAAAAAAAGCATATTATGATTCTATCTTAATTCCTTGTTTAATAACTAAAGAAACTAAAACAGCAAATATGGATGATTATGGTCATACATATACAAGAACGGCGCAATTTGCTATTTCTAGAGACATTTTAGAACGAGCCGATTTCTTTCCGGAAGTTGGTGACATTGTATTTTGGGACAATGAATATTATGAATTAGATAACGTTGATGCTAATCAATATTTTGTAGGAAAAAATCCAGAAACATGGCCAAATGGTTCAAATCATGGATATAGCGTTTCTGTTATTTGTGATGCACATGCAACTCGACAAACACCTGCAGGTATTACTAATTTAAGACGAGGTGGTAATAATATATCGCCAGCGTATAAAGGATAAGGAAGGTAATGCCTAGAATAAATAGAAAAAATATTGATCAAAAAACAAATAAACCAAACCCAAATTTTACAGAGGGAATCACTCCTGATCTAACATTAAATCGAGCTGAACAGATTCGAAGAGATGATGATATAGTACGAAGTGCAAAACGTACAATATATGATATTGACTATGCAATAAAATGGTATATTGAAAATGAAATACAACCACAAATTATTGCAAATGAACAAATATTACCAGTACCAGTAATTTTTGCTGCTGGAGAAAAATGGGACAACGTTCGTCGCTTAGGTTATCTTCGCGATGAAAAGGGAATGTTGCAATCACCATTAATTATGTTGAAACGAAACAGCGTAGCTGAACGAGATGAACAACGTACATTAGATGTCAACAGACCACAAGCAGGAAATTCTTTAATTTATAAAGGCAGATATAACGAACGAAATCGTTATGAAGATGAATTATTTCCAATTCCAAAGAATGAACCTCAACTATCTCAAAAAGTTTATATTGTTGATATACCTAAGTATGTAACAATAGAATATGATTTGATGTTATGGTGTGATTTTACTCCACAACTTACCGGATTAGTAGATCAAATTTTAACATATAATCGTTTTTCATGGGGTAATGAAGGAAATAAATTTCCAGCATCAATGGGATCTGTATCATTTGAAACTACAAATACAGTAGGGGAAGATCGTTTAGTACGAGCAACTATTCCAATATCTGTTAATGCAACATTATTAGCAGAACAAGAAACTAGATTCGAAACAATCAAAAAAATGTATTCAGTTAAAAAAGTTGTATTTGATACTGTTATTGATTTAGATTCAGGATTATTTACTACAACAACAATACCTCAACAAATATTACAAGTTAGAAATTATGTAATGTCCGGAGGAGTAGTTGCAGTATCAGGAGGTGGATCTTCAACGACGCTTAACGCCGGCACTATGAATTACTTGGTTAATTTAAGTGAAAAAATTGCCGTATATTCAAATTCAAATACAATTACAGTAAATGGATATGCTGCAATTAATCCAGTAACATTGAATGCTGCAACTAAAGATGAATTTGATATCTATATCAATGGTCAATATGCAGATAAAGCAACATATACATGGACGCCAAGTGATATAACAACACAAACTATAATATTTGATACGTCAGCATTAGGATTGGGATATAACATAGAAGCTGCAGATGTAATTGCAGTGAAAGGTAGGTGGGCATAATGGGAGCTAGACAACTTAGACCAGGACAATTACGTACGGGTTCATTGTTTGATATTACATCTAGTTTTGCAATATCTGCTTCATATGCAAAAAATGCAGCAACTGCGTCATATGCATTAAATGCAGTGCCATTTCCATTTTCTGGAAGTGCTATCGTAACTGGTTCATTAGAAATAAAAAGTGATAGAAATAATATTTTTATCATAAAAAATTTTAATGAACAAAACGTATTAATAGTATCACAAAGCGGCGTTGTAACATTAGCAACACACAGCGTCGAATTAACTAGTGCTGCACCGGTAGGAGGTATATATTTTACAGCAACATCATTATTCATTGGTTTAGAATAAAAAAAACAAAATACATGAATATTTATATATAAAATAGAAAAATAAGGGTAACTAATGGCTACATGGAAAAAAGTCGCCGTCTCGGGCAGTAATGTATCACAATTTAATAACGACTCAGGATACTTAACAGTCGCAACGCTTCCGGCGGTAAGTGCATTTTCTACAGCATCATTTAATGGTACTAATTTATTAGCTGACAATAACGCTGGCACATTAACATTCGCATCAAGTTCTGGAACTGGTTTAGCTATTTCAGCTAATGCTGGATCTGATACATTAACATTTAGTTTAAATGCAGTACCAAATTCTAGTTTAGCTAATTCAGCCGTTACAGTAACAGCAGGTAATG